GCTTCGCCCGTGGCGGGGTCGGTCGGTGCCGGCAGCAGTCAGGGCGCGGGCTCAGCCAATAGCGTGGCGATCCTGTCGGCCGTGGGTGCCGGCCAGGGCAATGGTCAGGGTGCCGCGGCGGCCCTGGGATCGACCGCAAGCCAGGGCGCTGGCACCAGCTCGGGCAGCGGTGCCGCCAATGCCACCGCCCTTAAGCCGGCCGTGGGTGCCGGCGTCGGACCTGGCGCGGGCGCTGGCGCGGCTGCCAGCTCGGCCTCGGCCGTTGGTGCCGGTCAGGGCAATGGAGCGGGCGCTGCGGTCGGGACCACGGCCGGAACCTACTTCGGCAGCGGCGCGGGCGTCGGTAGCGGATCCGGCGCGGGCGCGTGGATCATTTCGGCAGTCGGTGCCGGCGCGAGCCAGGGATCAGCGGCGGCCAACGGTACGGCGTTAAAGCCCGCCATTGCGGCCGGATCGAGCCAGGGCACTGGCGCTGCCTTCAAAGGCGTGGTTGGCCAGGTCGGCGCGGGCCAGGGCAACAGCTCGGGCGCTGGCGCTGCCCGCAGCACCGCATCCAGCGTCTTTGCCGGTGCCGGCGTCGGCCGCGGCAACGCATTCGGTGTCCAGTTCGGACTTGTGCGCCGAACGCCGACCACGGGCGTCGGCGTCGGATCGTTTGAAACGCGGCCAGCAAGTGAATTCGAAAAACGGCCAGACCAAACCTTCGACAAGCGTGCAGCCTGATTGGTGGCAAGATTGGCGCGGGGAATGCGTGGCCATTGTCGCCGCGGGACCGTCAGCAAAAACCGCGGGCGTCGAAAAGCTGAAAGATCGCATTCATGTTATCGCGATCAATGAGAGTTACCGGCTGTGTCCGTGGGCCGAAATTCTCTACTCGTGCGACGCCGATTGGTGGTCCATGCGGCGCGATCAGGTGAAAGACTTCGCCGGTCTCAAGCTGACGCTCGACGATCCGATCAACGCCATAAAGATCGAAGGCATTGCCAGGCTGAAGATCGCCCGCCACGCCGAAATGTGGGTCAACGATTTTCTGTTCGATACGCCTGGCGTGGTCGGATCGGGCGGGAATTCCGGTTTTCAAATGGTCAACCTGGTGGCGCAATTCGGCGCAACCGGCATTGCGCTGATCGGCTTCGACATGCGCGCCTCCGGCGATCTGCACTGGCACGGCAACCACCCGCAGCCGCTGCGCAATCCGGACGCCGGCCAGTTTCTGCAATGGCGCAAGCACCTCGACGGCAACGCCCACAAGCTCAAGGCGCGCGGCATTGACGTTGTGAATTGTTCGCACTTTAGCGCGCTGACCGCATTCCCGACGCTCACGATCGATCAAATGCTGGAAAGGTGGAGGTTATGACTGTGCGCTTGTTTGTCGGCTGCAGCGCCAACGGCGAGGACGCCGAGGCGCAAGCCATGCTGGAATATACCGTGCGCCATTACGCCAGCGCGCCGGTCGACATTCACTGGATGATGTTATCGCGCGATCCGACCTCGCCCTGGTACTCCAACCCGCTCGCCCGCGAAGGCTGGACGACGGCCGGCTGGGCCACACCGTTTTCGGCGTTCCGTTGGGCCATTCCCCATGTCTGCAACTACGAAGGCAAAGCGATTTACATGGACGTCGACCAGATCGCCCGCGACGATATCGTGAAACTGTGGACGCAACCAATTCCAGACAACGCCGTGCTGTTGTCAAAAGACGAAACGCATTCCTGTGTCATGCTGTTTGATTGCGCCAAGGCCCGCGCACTCCTGCCGGCGTTCGACGCGCTGCGGCAAACGGAAGGCCTCTATCGCAAAGTGCGCCACACTATCGGATCGGCAACCGCAAAATTCGCCGGCAACTGGAATTGCCTCGACGGCGAAACCTATAAAACGCTGATCGATCCCGACATTAAAATTATCCACTTCACGCGCGTGGAAACGCAGCCACATTTAAAATACGCGCTGCCGCGTCTGCGCGCCGCCGGGCAACAGCACTGGAACCGCCAGGCGGCGGCGTTGCCGCATGTGAGGTCCGACGTGCAGCCGCTGGTCGACCGGATATGGCGCGAGGCGGTTGCGGCCGGATACACCGCCGAACGGTATATCCCCGCCAAACCCTTCGGCCGTTATGACGCGGTTCGCGGCGGCGCGCGTGCCGCATGACGCCGCGCATGCTGGTGATTGTGGCGCTGTGCGCGATTGCGGCCGGCATAATCCTGGGCCTGATTGATGGGTTTTGGTGACGAGATAATCGGTAGCGGCCTGGCGCGCGGTGCCCACGCACGCGGAAAGCGAATAGCCTTCGGCGACGGTCAAACAATACTATGGGGACCGTGGGCGGCCGAGATCTACCAAGGCAATCCGAACGTCGCGGCACCTGGCGCGGAAGGTGCAAGCGACCTTGAATGGATCGACCACTACAAAGGCCGCCGAAAATATAACCGCCAGGTGAATGGACGCTGGGCCTGGAATTACAATTTCAAGGCGCGGCCGGGCGAGTTCTTTTTTGACGACGCCGAGCGCCAGATCGCCGGAATGTTCACGCCCGGCTTTGTCGTCATTGAGCCGAACGTCCCCTGGCAAAAATCGGTCGCGCCGAACAAGGACTGGGGCGAAAGCAAATACCAAGAGCTCGCCCGCCGGCTGCTGCTGCAGGGCTGCCGGCTGGTGCAATTCAGACACGGCAATTCCAGGCGCATGATTGCCGGCGCGGATCTGATCGAGCTGCCGAAATTCCGCCATGTGATTTCCGTGCTGTCGCGCGCCGCGCTGTATATCGGTCCCGAAGGCGGCATGCACCACGCCGCCGCCGCAGTCGGCGTCAAGGCGGTGGTGCTGTTCGGCGGTTTCATTCCGCCGCAAGTGACCGGGTACGATTTGCACACCAATTTAACAGGCGGCGCGGAAGCGTGCGGCAATATCAAACCGTGCAAACACTGCGCGCAGGCAATGGCGAATATCAGTGTCGACACCGTGAAAGAGGCAGCACTTGACCAGCTTCAAATACGAAACGGCGTTTCTGCAAAACCGCACCGAGCTGATCGAATTCACCAAGCTACTGCAGACCGAGCGCGTTAAGAGTTATCTGGAGATCGGCTGCAAGTTCGGCGGCTCGTTGTGGCATATCGCAAACGCATTGCCGGCCGGATCGCGCATTGTCGCGCTCGACCTTCCGCACGGCGACACCTCGTTTAAGGACACGCTGCCGCACTTGCATGATTGCGTCGAAGCATTGAAGCGCAAAGGCTACGACGCTCACTTGCTGATCGGCGATAGCACTGACGGCGCGGTGATCGAGCGGGTTTATGCGCTCGGACCGTTCGACGCTTGCCTGATCGACGCGAACCACACGCTGCCTTATGTGGCGAAGGATTGGGACAACTACAGCAAAGTGTGTCGGCTGGTCGCCTTCCACGACATTAATTTTTGGCGGCCTGAGCCAATGCCGAAACACAAAAAGCCGATTGAGGTGCCGCAGTTCTGGAACATGATCAAGCAGGCCTACCGGCACGTTGAAATCAAACACGACAAGCAAGACAACGGAATTGGCGTGTTGTGGCTGTAGATTTCGTGACCTGGCTATGGGGCGACAAATACAACGAAAGCCATGTGGCCAAGCTGGCGGCCGGCGTTTGGCGCAATTACAAAGCGCCGCACCGCTTCGTCGTGTTTACCGACCGGCCGCGGGAGCTGCCGGCCGGCGTCGAGCAACGCTCGATTTCGGATCCCGAGCTGATCGGCCGCGGTTGTTATTGCCGGCTGCGCATGTTCGATCCGGCCTGGCAACAGCGGCACGGCTTTGAGGATCGGGTTGTCAGCCTCGACCTCGACCTGATCGCGGTCGGACCGTTCGGCGATCTGTTTGAACGCGACGACAGCTTTCTGATTTTGCGCGGCGTCAACGCGCGCAATCCGAACCCCTACAATTGCAGCGTCATGCAATTGCGCGTCGGCCGGCACGCCGAGATCTGGTCGGACTTTTCAGTCTCCAAAGCCGCCCGCGCGCCGTTCCATGAATTCCCCGACGATCAGGGCTGGATTTGGCACAAGCTGCCGGTCGTGGCCGGCTGGCCAGGCGGGCAGCAGTCCGGAATTTACGCCTTCCAGAAGCCCGGCTGGCCAATGGGGCACGACGCCGAGCTGCCGCCCAATGCGCGCATTGTGACGTTTATCGGCTGGCGCAAGCCCGAACTGTTCGGGCGGCTGCCCTGGGTCAAAGCACATTGGCGGGTCGGATGATAGATCGCGGCAAGGTGGCGCTGTTCATTCCGCCCGGCTTGAAAAAATTCAAACTGAAACTGTTTGAAGGCATTGGCGTGAAAGTCGGCCGCGTGGTGCGCGACGATCCGCGCCGGCTCGACGAGCTGCCGGCCGATATCATTCCGATTGTCGGCTGCACGCCGTTTTTGCGGCCGTATATCGAACGCTGGAAGGCCGCCGGCAAAACCTGGATTTACTGGGACCGCGGCTATTTGCGGCGGGTGTTTGCGACCTGGCTGCCGAAGGGCAGCGACATGGGAATTCCCGGCGGCTTCTACCGTTGGCATGTCAACGCGCCGCAAATGCGCGAGATCTATCCCGTGCCGGCCGACCGCTGGAACGCTTTGCAGCTCGGCCAGGAGGTCAAGCCCTGGCGCAAGTCGGGCCGGCATATCGTCCTCGCCGATACCCTGCCCGACTACTGGAATTTGTTTTCTGATCCCGGCTGGACCGCGCGCACGCTGGCGCAGCTCAAGCAATACACCGACCGAGAAATCATTGTGCGCGACAAAGAAAGCAAAGTGCCGTTATTCGAACACCTCAAAGACGCTCACTGCCTGGTCGCTCACGGCTCGATTGCCGCCGTCGAAGCGGTGGTCATGGGCTGCCCGGTGTTCGTCGATCCGATCAGCGCGGCGGCGCTGGTCGGGAAAACCGATTTTTCCCAAATCGAAAGCCCGGCCTATCCCGAGCGCGATCAATGGCTGCACTCGTTGGCGTATTGCCAGTTTAACGAAGCCGAGTTGGTCGACGGCACCTTGTGGCGGCTGATCCAATGAAGGGCGGCGGCGGTGCACTCGACCGCACTATCGCGATCCAGCGCGCGGTTTATTCGCAGTCGGCGTCGGGCGAGCCGGTGCCGACCTGGGTCACGCTGTCGACGCGGCCGGCGTCGCTGCAGCCGATCACAGGGTCGGAGCGGTTCGCCAAACAACAAATTATCGGCAATGCGACGGTTGCCTTCGTGGTGCGCTGGGCGGAAATCATTGCCGACATAACGCCGATTGATCGCGTTATTTATCCGGCGTCGGCGCTGGTGAAGTCTCCAAGCGATCCGGCTGCCAATAGCGTTTACGACATTCAATTCGTCGAGGAGATCGGCCGGCGCGAGGGCTTGCGGATCTTCTCAGTCGTGCGCCAGGACGAAAGGGACTAAATGACGCTCGTCGACGTTCGCCCTGGGCTGCTGGAATTGCTGGCGTCGAACGCCGGCATTAAGGCCATGGTCGACGGCCGCATTTATCCGGTCAAAGTGCTGCAGGGCGTGTCGCGCGACAGCCTTGTTTACAATCTGATTAGCGAATTCGACATTTACAAAATGGACGGCCCGAGCGGGCTGGTATCGGCGCGCTATCAAATCGACGCCTGGTCGCAATCGGCCGACAGCGCCATGACGCTGGCCAATCTCGTCAAAGAACAACTGGGCGGATTTGCCGGCCTGATAACGCTCGACCCGCCACTGGGCACGGTCAACGTACAAGGAATTTTTTCGGTCACTGGCCGCGACGATTGGGACGAAGGCGTCCTCATGTACCGCGTCAGTCGCGACTATTACGTTTGGTACGCCGAGCGCAATGCCTAGCAATCCGGTCAAGATCACGGTGCAAGTGGAAGGCCTGGCCGACCTCGAGCAAGCGTTAACGGAACTGCCGAAGGCCACCGCTAAGAATACAATCCGGCGTGCGCTGGTTGCGGCCGCACAGCCAATCGTCGACGAAGCGACGCAGCTCATTCGCGTGCGGCGAGTGCAGCCGAGTATCGCGGTCTCGAAAATCAAATTCACCACCGAGAACGCCGGCAAGGCCGCTTTTGCCGAAGCCATGCAACACGGCGCGACCCGCGAGGAAGCCGGCCAGGCGGCACACGCTGCCAACGCCGCAACCGACGACGATCCCAAAATGACCTCGGGCGTTGCGGTGATCGGTCCAACGCGGCGCGCGTTCTACGGCTTTGAATTCGGCACCATCCACCAGGCGCCGCAACCGTTCATGCGGCCGGCCTGGGACTTGCACAAGGAAGAAGCGTTGCGACTGATCCAAACCGAATTGGCAACGCAAATTGAAAAAGCGCGGCTGCGGCTGGTCATGAAGCAACTGCGTCTGCTGGCGGCAATACAATCCAAATAACGCAAAGGAGAACTAGCTATGGTCGCGACACGGGCAATCATTGGTTATGGTACTACCGTCCAAATCGGCGACAGCGCGTCGCCAGGCAACTGGACGCAAATCCAGGAAGTGATCGAAGTCAAGCCGCCGAATTTACAGGTGGCCGACGTTGAGGCCACGCATTTTATTTCCGACAACCGCACCCGCGAATATATTCCGGGACTGATCGAGGGCGGCGAGGCGTCAATCGGAATGAACCGCGTACCCGGCAGCGTGACCGAATTGCTGCTTATGGGACTGCAGACCTCGGGCACGAAAGTGCAAATTCTGATCACCTGGCCGAACGGCACGACCTGGCAATTCCTCGGGCACGTCAAGGGATACGAAACGGTATCGCCCGTTGGCGACCGCATGACGGCGACCTGCGTGTTTAAGGTCGACGGCACGCAAACGGTCACGATCCCGTCGCCGGCACCATGACGCGAACGCTGGCGATCATTGGCTATGGTTCGCTGTTCCAGACCAATCAGGGCGGCAGTCCGGACAATTGGTCAGCCACGGCGGAAGTCAATTCGATCACGCTGCCCGAGCTGACGCGCGACGTGATCGACGCCGGTCACGAAGCGGCACCGAACGAATGGCGCGAGGTGCTGGTGGGCATTCCAACGGCCGGCGAAGTGGATATCGTCGCCAATTTTATCCCCGCCACCTATCAGGCGTTGTTCGCCGAGATCGGCAGCGGGACGGTCAAGTCACGGCGGGTCGTGTTTCCGAACGGTTCGAGCCTGGTGTTCAATGCCTATTTGATTTCGGCGGCCATTGCCCTGACGGTCGGGGATCTCATTACGGCGACGGCGAAATTCCGCGTATCCGGTCAGCCTGGACCGCTGACGATTATCTAAAAAGGAGACAGCAAAGCATGACAAATCCGGTGAAAGGCGAAGTGCATTTCGAAGCGCGGGGACAATCCTGGACGTTCAAACTCGGCACCAATGCGCAGGTTTTGATCGAAACAAAAACCGGCATGACCATGGTCAAATTCGTCAAGGATCGTTTCGAAGATCTCGGAGCCGCCGACGTGCGGCTTATTTTTTGGGCCGGCCTCTACCGCCAGCACCAGCTGACAGAGGACGACGTTGGCGACATGATCGACGAAATGGGTCCGGACGCGGTTGCCAAAATCTTTGTGGATGCGTTCGAGTCGGCCAAGGTCAAAACCGACGCCGCAAAAGACAACGGAGCGGCCGCCCTTCCGCGCCCTACGAAGCCAGCGAAAGCACAGATTGGGATGAACTCTTAAGACGCTGGCTGTTGCTTGGCTATGATCACGACGCATTTTGGGATCAGACGCCGCACACGCTTTCGCTGACGTTCGAAGTCCACAACGACCGACTAATCAATGAACATAACGAGCGCGCCTGGGGTGCCTGGCACACCGCGGCGTTGCAACGCACGCAGCGATTTCCGCAGCTGCGTGACTTGATCATGCACAAGCAAACGGCGGCCGTGCTCGACCAACAACTGGAAGGACTTAAAAATTGGGTACAAGCGACCGGCGGCAAAATCGTTTACAAGCAGTGAGCGCGCTCAGTGGCTGACGCAACCATAGGCGCACTGCGCGTATTGCTGGGCGTCGATACGGCGGCGTTTACCTCCGGATTTGAGGGCGCGACCAGCCAGCTCGAAAAGTTTTCCAAAGGCCTGACCTCGAGCCTGGGCACCGCGGCCGTCGCCGCTGGCGCTGCCCTGGCCGGCGTTGTGGGCGGCATTGGGATCGCGGTCCAGCGCTCAATCGAGCAGATGGATCAGCTCGGCAAGCTCTCCGAAAAAATCGGGGTGCCGGTCGAAAAGCTGTCCGCGCTGAAAGTCGCCGCCGAGTTATCCGACGTGAGTATTGAGGCGGTCGGCCGCTCAATGAGCAAGCTGTCGACCAACATGCTGGCGGTTGCCGGCGGGGCGGTGACACCGGCAGCCTCCGCGTTTCACGCGCTCGGCATTTCGCTGACCACCCTCAAGTCGAACGATCCGAGCGTGGTGCTGGCAGCCATTGCCGAGAAGTTTTCCGGCTTCCAGGACGGCGCGACCAAATCGGCCTTAGCCTCCGCGATCTTCGGCCAGCGGATCGGCAAGGAAATGATCCCGCTGCTAAACCTCGGCAGCGAAGGACTACAAAAAGCCCGCCAGGACGCCGAAGACTTTGGCGCGGTGATATCGACCAAGACCAGCAACCAGGCGCGCGAGTTCGTCGACAACTTGAAACTGTTCGGCGTGATATCGCAGGGCATTTCCAACGTGCTGGCGACCAACTTGCTGCCGCCACTGATCGACATAACCAACGCAATGATCGGCTGGGCGCGTCAAAATGATGTGGTGGCGACCTCGGCAAATTATCTGCTGCGCGTGGTGGCGCTGCTGGCCGATAACTTTACGTTCCTGTTAAAAGTGATCGAGGTCTTTGTCGAGTATCGGCTGGCAACCCTGTTCCTCGGCATTGCCATTCAAGTGTACGAATTCGGCAAGGCACTTTACGCCGCGGCCGTGGCCGGCGAGGTGTTGAACGCGATCAAGGCAATAACCATTGCGCGCTTTGCGGCGTTCGCTGCCATTGTTTTATACGCCACGGGCAACCTCGACGCCTTCATTGAAAAGGTGAAAGAGGTCGGCAACGCGATCGGCGGCATGCTGCCCGATATCGGCGGCGGCATGGCCAAGGCCGCCGAAGCCATTGGCATTAATCTGAATGCGTTGACCGGCAACCTCGAGGGGTTGAAAGGCGCAAGCAACACCGCCAGCGAGGCCTTGAAAAACTTAAAACCGCCGCCGGCATTCAATCCGGCGTCGGCCGGCGACGCGAAAAAGTTCAACGAGGAAATTCTCAAGCTCGGCATGCAAGCGCGCGAATTGCGCGGCGACTTCGAAGGCCTGGCACCGGGATTTACCGCAGCGGCGGTTAAACTGAAACTGATCAAGGATACCGGCGAAGGATTTGTCGGGACCGTCGACACCCTGACGCCAAAAATGAAACAGCTCAACGACGCGCTGCTCGGCGTGTTTGGTGCGCAACTGATCAAGGACGCGCTAACGCCGTGGCAGCAGTTCGAAGTTCAAATCAACCGCATACAGGCCGCGCTCGACGCCGGCAAAATCAGCACCGACACCTTCGCCAACGCCACCATGAAAGCGGCGTCGAAAATGATGGAGAGCTACGGCCAGGCCGCGGCGACGGCTGCCGGAAACTTCGCGGACTTCTTCAATACCTTTGCGCACGGCAACGCCACCATGTTTGCAATCGGCAAGGCCTTCAGCATTTCGCAGGCCATAATCAACACGCTAGTCGGTGCGACCAAGGCCCTGGCCGAACTCGGCCCGGTCCTGGGACCGATTGCGGCGGGTGCCATGGTCGCCGCCGGCATGGCGCAGGTTGCCAAGATTGTCGCGCAACAGCCGGCCGCCACTATGGCGCGCGGCGGCACCTTCCAGGTCAGCGGTGCCGGCGGCGTTGACACGCAAATGGTGCCAATCATGGCGACGCCAGGCGAGCGTGTGAGCGTCGACCAAAACAAATACGGCGACAGCGGATCCGGCAAAACCGTGACCGTGCAGGGCATTTCGCCCAAGGACTATTACCGCGGCGACGTGCTGCGCGATATCATGGCCAACATTAATCAGGCAATCGGGGACGGCTACAAAATTAAGGTGGCATGACATGCCGAATGTAATTCCCGCCGCCGGCCTGACCCTGGTCACCTCCTATGAGACCGGCTTTACGCTCGACCACCCGATTGTCGGCTGGAATAATTTGGCACTGGTGGCGACCGCCGACAGCGCCGACGTCAATTACCCGGCGACAAATCTGATCAACCCGGCAACTCATTTGAAATGGCAAGCCGCGGCTGCTTCCTCGTCGATTAATATTGTCCTGACGTTTTCGCCCGCGGATATCGATTATATTGCGATTGCCCGCCACAACCTCGGATCGACCGCAGTCCCGATCACGTTGAGCTACCAGGACAACGCCAGTCCACCCAACACGTTTACGCTGTTTTCGAACATAACGCTGGCCGACGACGGGCCGGCGTTGTTTCGTTTTTCAACGGTCACGCAAGCGACCGCGGTCAAGATTACTTTAAACTCCCCGACAACGATCCCCACGATTGCCGTGAGCTATGTCGGCAAGCTGCTGGTCATGCCGCGCAAACTCTATCAAGGCCTGACGCCGATCAACTACGGCCGCACCGCCAAAGTCACCAACGGTAAAAGCGAGGCCGGGCAGTTTCTCGGCCGTATTGTGCTGCAGCGGTTCGTCCAGGACACCATTCCGCTGTCGCTGATCGATCCCGTTTATTACCTGGCGCACGTCGACGCATTTCTATCGGCCAGCAAAGAGCAGCCGTTTTTCTTTGCCTATCGACCGCTGACGCAAGCGCAGAGTCTTGGCTATTGCTTTATGACCAACGACCCAATGCCGATCAACGAACCGCCACACGGCCTCATTGCCATGTCAATGGAAATGACGGGGATCATTTGAGTGACGACGAAAATCCTGCAGTATGTCGAAATCGACGTTGATTATTGCAGCCTGACTTACGGGACGTTTCCCTGCACGGCGTCACTGACCGACGACACCGCCAACGCGAATTTGCTGCTGCGATTTGAAGGTGCCAACGCCTCGACCACCATTGTCGACAGTTCGCCGGCCGCCCATGCCAACGGCACCGCAGTTAACAACGCGCAAGTCGCGACGACGCAATTTAAATTCGGCGCGTCGTCGGGCATGTTCAACGGGATAAACGATTACGTCACGTTTGCGAACCACGCCGATTGGGAATTCGGCTCGGGCAATTTCACGATTGAGTGGTGGGAATATCGCCGCGACAACAACGACGGCCGCCCGATCATGTGCCGCAGTTCGGCGGCGCTCGTTTATCAGCCGTTTTTGGTCGCTTATACCTCGACCGGCCAGCTGCAGTTTTATGCGTCAAGCAACGGCACCAGCTGGGACATTGTCGCCGGCCTTTCGTTCGGCACGCTCAACGTCGGCGTCTGGAACCATTTTGCAATCGTCCGCAATGGATCGACGTTTGCAACATTTAAGAACGGCGTGCAGCAAGCGACCGCAAGCTCGGCAACGGCGCTGCCGGCGAACAGCGGTGCGTTGTGCATCGGCGCGTGGCCGGGCGCTCCCGGCTGGTTCAACGGATTTTTGGACGAGGTTCGTATTTCGAAGGGCCTGGCGCGCTACACCAGCGCAGGGTTTAACCCGACCGGCCCGCAAAGCGGCACGATCAAATGCTTCAACACCACCGCGACCTGCCAGGCGCGTGGATCATTCACCAACGCGCCGGTAACGCTGCGCTTTGCGGTGCCGACGCAAGACCTGCCGAACACAATCGACTGCATTCCGAATATCAAATCGATTGAATTTGATCCGGCGTCGATTTCGCTTGGCCAGGATTTAGGTACGCGCGCCACGCTCACGGTCTCATTCGACGATCACCGCCATTCCGACACTGGCGCGGGGTTCGACAAATATTTATCGACACGCGGGTATGATCCCTACAAGCAGGGAACCTATTGGGGAAAGTTTCGCGCGCGGCAACAGTTTTTGCGCGGCAAGAAATTGCGCTGGATTACCGGCACCTCCGATCAGGTGTTGTCGGCAATGGAAACGCGCAATTACATTGTCGACAGCTTTTCGGGACCGGATAACGACGGCGTTTTCAAAATTGTTGCCAAAGACATTTTGAAGCTGACAGACGGAGA